AATTTAGTTAGCTGTCTAGCTACTTTACGATGTTCTGGCATTATAGCTATATGCCCTTCGTATCCTTCACCTTTGTGCTCTAAACTGAATATAATTTTATATGTATTATACTCAAGCGCTAAGTACTTAACCCCGTTAGCTAAGTCGGTTATATTTGAAAACTTATCTTTAAGCTGAGGTATCTTTGATGCAACATGTAATACTTCAGATAAAGTAACGGGGCGAATTGTGTAGTTCATGTTAATAAGTATACTCTATGTAAGGTGTAAATAACAATAGGGTCATGCGTATTTACGGTGATAAGGCATCTATCTCAGACTCTAACTCATCAACCTTTTCTGCTAACAACTCTACAGCAGCATGCAGACTAGCTATATAGTTGTAAGCATCAGGACTTACTTTCTTTAAATCATCAGAAGGGAATTTAGGTATATCTAAGTTAATAGCCATTATCGTCTCCCTGCTATTGTGTACTTACAGATAACATCAACAAGGTTAAATTTACCTTTCATGATAATGTTATGATACTGCGCCTGAGTTAGTATATTGAATATTCTCTTATTACCTACACTAGCCGCATCATAAGCTTTAACCATAGCTTCATAGAAGTTAGGTAGTACATACCTGTCATACACATCTAGTTCAGCTACGGGAAATATGTTACTAACTGTTAGTCCCTGAAGAGTTATTAACCTTTCGCGACTATACTGTAACTTACCTAAAATAACTACACCATTAGAATCTGCCGTAGGACTCCAATCTAGGTACTCTACTTTACCGTCTGCACTTAAGAAACCTATGCTGGTTTTAGCAGGAGCTTCTTGTTTGTTATGTAACTCTAATACATCCACATGAGTACACTTAACCTTACCTAGTCTTGATAACTCTACGTCATATATAAGAGCGTAAGTAAAGGTAGGTAAATCAGAGTTAGCTATACCTATTCCGTAAGATATAACTAAGTATCGGTTGGAGATAAAGCTTACTGCCTTAACTATTATGTCAGTAGAGGCTACTAAATCAACATAGTTAAAGGTCATAGTTTCATCATCAAAGTCTTCATACATCTTACCTGATATAAAGTCAGTGATATCTGGAAGTATGTTAGATGCCTCAGTGTTAGTAACTGACTGGAGTCCTGCATCACCATAAGTAAACTGCTCTCTAGCAGATGATTCATAACTAGTAGTTATTAGCTTAGAACCGCCTTTAGAACCTACTACACTAGAGAACTTAAAGGGGTAAGAAACACTACTAGTTAGTGTAGCAGACACAATGTTACCTTCAGTATAAACTAAGAAACCAGTAGAGTTAGGTACGGCAAATAATATATTACCTTGTATTTCCTGTATCTTACCTGCACCAGCACCAGTAACATCACTAGGTGTAAAATCAGTAGGGTCTATGGTAGACGACCAAGCTACACTATCTTCTGTGTATGCAACTAAGTAACCACCAGATGCTACAACACCTAGTACTTCACTGGCATCTAACCCAGTTAGTGTTACAGGCTCTAAAGCCACGTTGTCTTCACTATATGTATAGCAACCTATGTTAGATAAATACACATAAGTAACACCATTAACAGTACCGGTAGTTACTTCATATGTACGCTCTATTAATATAGGGTCATCCGGCCCAGTAGGTTCAGGCAATAATACAGGTAGTCTATACCATTCAGAGGTATCAGTATCTAGTACAAATGCCTCATTGATATTAGTGAACGCAATAGTTACTTTATTTTTATCTGTGGAATACACAATCTTATTTGTATAAATAACTTCGTTCTGGGAATCAAGTAAGCTTTGTACGGCTGGTACAGTGAACACTAACTCAGTGCTATTAAGCCCTTGTCTAGTAGGCATTACATTATGACAATAAGCTATGGCAGGATTAGAAGGAGCTACTTCATTGTTATTATCTACGATGATAGTACTAGACTGGTCAGTAGATAGTAAAGAAAAGTTAGTTTCTTTTATTTGGATGGAGTAATTTATAACTGCCATAATGTAATTCCTATTAACCTAATATTTTAATCAGTTCTGCTTTGAACTTAGTTATAAGATAAGCTATAACTGTTATTACTACACTAAAGCCACTAACCCATTTAAAGAACCTTTGTATACCATTGACAACTTTCCAGGTAGTTACTACTCCCTCTGTGTTAGTCTTTAAGGTTTCTACTGAGGTTTTAATTTCTTTAACAGCTGTCAGTAGTTCGTGCATGTCTCTATCACGCATACTATCTTTAGCTATATACTTCTCTAAAGTAGTTTCTAGCAGTTCTAGTCTAGCCATGGCGTCTGCAATCTCTCTAATAGTGTATTCGTCGGGCATCTTATTAGTTCCTTGTACAATATACTACTCATGTACATACTTACTTCTCTTCTGTGGGTTTTTTACGCTTAACTAGACCTGCCAGTTTATCAAAGGCACCATTTACTTTTTCAATAGCAAAATAAAATGCTAAGATAAGTAAGAAATAAGGGCCAAGCATCTCACCAGTTTCTAGCATTTCACCAGAACTAGCTTTCATAGCATCAGTAATTAACTTAGCTTTTTTCTGGTCTTCCATAAGTAAATAGAACCACCCGCTAGCTAGTACTTTACCTAACAACCCTGACATAATACATAGTAAGAAACACACTGTTAGTGCTATGGCTATAAACTGACGAGTACTAGCAGCAGGGCCGGTAGCAGATAACCAGCTGAAAATGAAGCCTCTAGTATCTGCCTGTGCCTCTTGGTTAGTATAGAAAGCTTCATCAACTGTATTTACTATGCCCTTGGCTAAATCATTATTACCGCTAAAGAAACTGAGTATTGACTTAATCACCGTATATCACTCCTCTTACCTTTGCAGCCTCTTTATGGCGGCGAGTTCTAAAGTTATCTTTGAAGTCAAGTAAGTTATAGTATGCATCAACCCACTGATTAGAAGTTACCTGAGACCAGAACTTAGGAGTCCTAGACGGCAAGTCACCGTACTGGAATGCAACACTAGCTATTACTGTTCTCAGATTTTTATCTAAGTACCTGTAATCAATACTAGTATCTGCTGCAGCCCAATCTTTTAACAAGTTAACTAAGGCTTCCCTATGAGACAAATTATCTATCTGCAAGGCTTCCGTCTTAGTTAGTACTAGAGGGCACTCTTTTAACTTATAGATAGCTTTATTACCAGTTAATCCTAAGAAAGGTGTAAGCTTAGCTATTAAGTAATCAGGTAGTGCCTTAATATCAGTAGCTGAACGCTGACCTAAGTCAAAGCCTGTAGCTATAGTAACTCCAGACTCAACTTTACCACCATCAGGAGGAGGGACGTAACCAATAGTGGCACATCCCCCTTCTAGTTCAGCAATGAATTCCCAATCAACTAATCTACTGATGTTTATCATAGAGGCTGTATCTCGAAATGGAACTCGTTAAAGTAACCTGTAATAACAGTACCAGCTGTATTACTTACACCAGTGTTATATAGTACTTGTACACAGGGGCGAATATTAGTACATCCTTTAGGTACGATACCACCTATGCGAACATACTGCCAGTCATTCTGTAAGGTTTCTACCCTAGCTTCTACCTTATCACCAAGCTTCCTATTACCTAAGGCATCATTATAATATATGATTACCTGAAACAGACCTGCATCATTAGAAGCATCCCAGTCATTACGTATATAAACACCACCAGTATAAATATCACCTGGTTTACATGCAAAGTACTGACCTACTTCTAGACCTTGTAGACCACCATCACCTGCGTAAGTAACTTGTATCTTACCGAAACGAGAACCCCAGTTAGGTGTTATACTACCATCAACAGTTTCTGAGGTAAGTACTAAGTCACTAGAAGTAGCATTACCGCCTAAGAACTCACGCTTATGATATACACTCATATCAGAAGATTCACAGTCACCATTAGCCATCATGTTAGTGTATTTACTGACAGGAGGTATATAGTAATCTACGAAACCTAAGTAGTGAGGATTCTGAATAGCTACTCTGCCTACTCCATCTACTAAGTAGTCATGAGGAGCATAACCTGAGCCACGAACATTGTAATCACCAGACATATTATAAGTACAATCTCTCATAATAAGCCCGCCTGTCTTACCTTCAGTAGCATCTGAGATAAAGTAAGGTTCATCAAAAGCACGGTTGTTATTAGGTACCCATGATTTAGTTATACAGAATAAGCTAGCCCCAGTGACCTCTACATACTTAAATGTAGTTAAGCTGTTATTAGGGTTTTCTATATGACCTTCCCAATATACAATTGCATCACGCTCAGTAACAATAGGAATGTTATTGAATGAACTACCCAGTATGTGCCATTCGCCCCTAGTAAAGTAAACAGGCGTATTACTGGTATCAGCAAAGAAGCAATCACGGATAACCATACACTCACCAAAGTCAACAGCAGCGTTCCAAGCAGATGGAGGCATCTTAATAACACCCCCAATAGTACGACTATTAGTAATATGAAACTTCCATACATAATCAGTGAACTCAAAAGTAGTTTTAAATCCTCTGACGCTTACATAATCTATACTACCACAACTAACTTTGTCTTCACTAGCGCCAGTACCTATCTGTATAGCTGAGGCAGTAAACTCACTGTTCTTAGGGCCACCAGATAAGTTAAGGTGAGTAATGAATGACTTAGCCATACGGTCATTAGCTTCATAAACATCTTCACCTTTAATAAGTAACCCGTAACCTTCAGCTGGTACGCTATCCCAATATAGTCTACTAGGTTGTCCGCCTCTTCCTTCCCAACTAGTTGCAAAGCCATCTATAATAAAGCTATCAGTACCCATGTTGTAATTAGGTTTAAAGAATACAAGCGGCATATTAAGTGCAGCGGCAACAGCATTAGCTACAGCTATCTTATCACCTGCGTAAACATTATAAGCAGCTGCGGCACCAGCATGTTCTGGAGTTACATAACCATTAGGAAACATACCTACTAAAGTATTACCATCAGTAGTAGGTATGTATCTGCAACCATCACCAGCTACAGCTTGACCTACTATCTTAAGGTACATGTTACCACTTACATTATGCTCTGTAGACGATGTAGCTAAATAAGAGCCTGTAGTAATAAAAGTAAGTACTTCAATAGTTTCGTCTTCTACTGCAGCTTCGAGGCTAGGGTAAGTAGCACTTGGAATATCCGGAGTAACTTCTTTAAACGTCACCTCAGTAGTACCTATCACTAACGAACCAGTATATACTGAATGATATAACTTACTGTTAGCAGTTACTAGTACTGTACACCCACTAACTATTAATGATGTGTCCGCCCAGTCAGCTGCTACTTCCCAGTTGCCAGTACTGGCTACATAGATACCGTTATTAGCAGCGTTACTTTGCCCTAATACTAGTACTCTGTCACCATTAGCTATGTCCCCAGACTCCACTGTCTGTAATCCAGATAGCGTAATATCCTCTATAGCTACATGAGCGACAGGTAAAGTAGCAGCATCTACATCAGGTACAACTGGTGCAGGAGGTAACTCAATAACTAAGTCCGCTGAAATACCAACCTTACCTACTGCGACCAAAGTAAGTCCAGCTACCACTGTATCTAGTAATAGTAAGAAAGACGAATCAGTAAGTTCTATCCAGTCTTTACCTAAAGTAAGGTACTTACCGTCAAGATAAAGTTCTAGTGCACCAGTATGCATAGCATAAGTGAACTTAGTTAAAGTATAGTTCTTTTTGCCAGCCTCAGTAGTAAACACTTCAGGTACAGACATAGTATTGCCTGATATCTTAGTGAGTTTGGAAGGCTCCCATACAGTAGCATTAGCATTGCTCATATTGTTATCCTCTAATAAGGCTGTTAGTAACCAGTAGTAGCTAGGCCGATTTGCTTAAGTATTTTAAGCTGCTCAGCTACTTCTGCTCTCTGTGCATTTGATTCTTCTAAATAACCTATAACCCTAAGCACTGTCCTAGCTGCCTCATGGACTATAAAATAAGGTACTAAATCCGCCACCCAGGAAGAGTAATCTTCTTCAGTTAGTACAGGAAGTACATACAAGCCAACTAGTACTTTATCAAATGCACAGCTAGCTCTTAACTCTATATTCCTGCCAGCTACATAGTATACATCCCTTTTTAAGTACCCGTAATCATCAACTACGTTATCAGGAGTAACTTCTGTAAAAACTACTCCCTGCTCATCATTCTCATTTTCTACTCTTTTTATGTAGTTAATAGCATTGAAGTTAGCGAAAGTGCTATTTAGGTCTATGTACTGCTTATGATTAGGTTCATCAAACTCCATACCAGTTTCATATAAATCACGATAATAGAAATCTGATTGATGGGCTTTAAGTGTAGCTTTCTTAATAGCAGACTTAGTTTGTGCTTCCAAATCACGTCTATTAGTGATAAGGTATACTTCTTCTAGTATTTCAGCAAAAGTCATTATGTAATCCTCGGTAGGGAATTAACTTAAAAAGCCACACTAGTATAACTAATGCAGCTTATTTAAATTAACTAGCTGTGTCGGCTGAGGTAGCCATTTTGGCAGACTTACCAGTTTGTGGTGTACTACCCATGTCAGTAGAGTAGTCTAAAGTCTTCATTAACTTAGCCTTCTCTTCTTCACGAATCTTAAGTCGCAAACGGATATCTGGGTCGATAGCTTCTTCATCAGAGATAGTATCACCTTTAGTGATAGAATTAACTCCGGATGCGATAACTTCATCTAAATAAGCTATTACATCGGCATCCTTAGTTAAGCATCGCCCACCAGTAAATGTAATTCTTTTACCTGCTGGAGTAACTAATGTGGTAGCTTGCTTAGCACAATTAAATACCTGCCAACCTTCGCTAGGTTCTGCGTTATCAGCAGTCTTATTTTTAAGCGCATCTAATGCTGAATTAGTCATAATTATTTCCTCTCTATATAAGGGGGTAAATAGGGCTTCAACTTATGTATCCACCCTATGTGTTGTGGCTAGCTTAGCCTTGTGCTGCAGCAGTTAGGTTACGAATAACCACGTTAGCAGGTGGGTTTTTAACAGTACAAGTACATTCAGTAGTAAGTGTACCGCCGATAGCATCTACGCCATAATCAGAAGCTACTTTACCCTGAGTATTGTACTCTTTAGACTGAGTTTTACGATTACCTAAGTAAGCTAGGTTAAAGGTAGCTAAATCTACGCCTACTGCTAACTTAGCCCAAGACGCGTTAGAGTTAAACAAAGGGTGCTCAATGATACGGAAAGTCCCACGAGGAGTCTTAAGTGTATCAAAGCGCAGACCGAAGTTAGTTTGCCCGTCCATCAACTGGTAAGTACCGTTAAGGCGGCCAATCTCGTTAAGTACTAACTTAGCTGCACCACCAACAAATAACAGACGTTCGTTACTAGACTTAGGGTCAGTAGCTTGGTCAAACACATTATCTAGCATAGCTAATAACTGAGTCCAGTTAGTAGTAGCGCCAGCAGTAAATGAGTTAACAGAACCACCGTAGCTAGCAGGGTAGTAAGCAGGGTTCTCAACAATGTTAAGTAAACCATCCATAGTACGGAAAGGTTTACCATTACGAGTACCGCTAGATTTCTGACCAAAGAATAACGCCTTCTCAATATCAGCTGCGTGGAAACCAGCACAATCTTGACGGTTTTCTGCTTCAGTCTTATTACCTGCAATTACTTCTACTTGCTCAGCAGTACCAGTGATAGCCCAAGTATTACGGAAGATTTGAGTTAAGTTATTAACTTCAACAGGGATGATGTTATTAGCATCAGGGCGTTGAGAACCTTCTTCAAATGCATTACCTACTTGGTAGAATACATCGTTATCATTAATAGCTTTAGGGCCAGTAGTACCTACATCTCTAGTAACAGAGATACTAGTAGTTGAATTGACAGAGTTAATAATGATGTTTTCGCCGCTACGATCATTTACCAAAATCATACCAGGTAATAACTTATCGGTAGCATCAATAGCAAAGCCTGTAGAGGTAGTTAAATACCCGCCGTCTTTGTTAATAGTGAACTCAGGGAACACCATAGTTTTAGTGAAGAATCCGTGTGTAGTATTAACCGCAGTCTCAGTTTTAAGATAAGAGGTTAACGCAAACAACGGGGCTTGACCATTAGGCATTAGCCTAGTAATCATACTTGCAAACGACTTCTTAGCTAAGTTATTAGTAAAGTTAGTCGTATTAAACACACCAGTAGACATAATAGTCTCCTTAATAGTTTAGTGTAGTTAGTAAAAAAGAGAGTTAATTACTACCTGACTCTATCCAGCTATCCCAGTCTAGGTTTTCAGATGTAGGTGCAGGAGTGGGAGCAGGTTTAGTGATAGTGCCCATTTGCTCTAAGTAGTTAACTGTCATGTCAGATATCTCATTAGGTGACGCATCTGGGTACTTACTTAGTAGCTGTTGCCTAACAGCATCTGCCACTGGTTTTACAGAAGGGTGTTGTAACTGCTTATGACTAGCAGAGAGGTCGTTTTGAGAGGTGTAATTACGTATAGCTTGTTCAATCTTAGGGTTAACGCCGCCTACAGCTTCAGTAATATTACGTTTGCTAAGCTGACTACTAACTCCAGCAGAGTGGGCTAATAGTTGTTGACCGAAAGTATTAAGTAACTGGCTCATAGCACTAACAGCTTCTTCACCGCCAGCTGCTACTTGCTTAATTAAGTCTTGGTTTAATGAATCACTAAAGTTAACTTTCTGTGCAGCTTTAATTAAGTCTTCTTTGCTGAACTCAGTTAACTTTAATTCATTAGGTTCATTAGAGCTATTCTCCCATAAGTCCTTAAAGGTATCCAATGGGTCATCTGATTTTCCTTCATCAGTAGCAGCAGGTGGAACAGTGCCGTTAGGTTCACCTCCCTCATTACCGTTATTAACATCTCCCGCATCAGCTGGTAAGTTACCTGGAGCTGCAGCAGCAGGTTGTTGTTGTTGTTGCGGAGCAGGTTGTTGCTGGGCTTGCTGACCTTTATTAAATAAATCAAAAATATTCATGGTAAGTTTCCTTAGTAGTTAGTTTTGGTGCACTGCAAGTTAATTTTATGGTTAAGTATCAAAGCTTCATATGCTCTAACTTGACCTAGGTAAAAAGCCTTAGAGCATGCGTAGCCTTGAACGTTATTAGGGTCTACAGGCTCATTAACTAATTTGACTGCTGTCTCAGCTAATAAGTTTTGAAGATACTGTAAGTGCTCATCTGAGAAGGTGCTAGCTCTTACCTTATGCTCTTCGCTAATAAATGGTTTATGTTGAAAAGCAGATAAGTCAATATCTACCTCATTACTGGGTGTCTGTTCATTTACCTCTGAATCATTCATTAGTTAATGCTCCTTGTTGGGGTGCTTGATTAGGGTTTGGATTATACCCATAATCTTGGGGTTTAGGTTGAGGAGAAGTAAATTCAACTCCTTTTTCTAGTGCTAATCGAGCTTGTTCTTGCCATGCTCCCATAGCTTGCTCAAATGCTAACTGCTCTGGAGACTTTTCAAACGGTCTTAAGTCAGCACCTTGAGTCTTCATTAAATAGGAAAACATCTTAGTAACATCATAACCACCACCTATTTGAGGGTTAGTAGCTATAGTTTGTAATGCTACACTAAAGTTCTCACTATTTATTACCTTAGAACTAGGTATTAATCCGTCAGTAATACGGAAATGCAATACAGAGTTACGTAAAGTAATAGGGTTAACCTCAACTACTCTTTCCTTAGTAGGACTATAGTAACTTTCCTTACCTTGGTATTGAAGTATGTTAAGTTTAATTATTTGCTTAAGTGGCGTAAACAGCTGGGCTTCTAATAAGATAGAGGTAAGCTGGTCAGTACCATTAGCATTCTGCATAACAGACTCATACTCACGTAGAGTTCTATTACCTTTTACAAACTGACCCTGTCTAGCTTGGTTCTGCCCGTTAGCTGTATTAGCTAGTCCCATGATAGCCTGTACTTGCTGCATATCAATAGCAGTATTTTCTTGTCTATAAGGAAACTGGTAAACAGCTTGGCTAAGAGGCTCACCATAAGCAGATGGGCGGACAGGTATTTTAGCTGCGGAATTAGGGTTATTAATATCTGATTCACGCACTCTACTAGGGTCATATAATAGACGGTCATTAATAGCACGGCGCTGAGATGCAATAATACTGGTCATATATGAAGTAGCTAGTTGTTGGAAGTCTAGCGCGTTCTCAGCTAATGACTTAGTTTGTGCACCTAGTCCATCTAATTTAGGACGACAACCTAATACTGGTAATCTCTTATGAGCATTAGTTTGTAATTCCGCCTTAACTATGTAGGCATGATTGACGATAATAATCTTGAATATCTGCGGAGTATTAGACTTAGGTACTACTATATCAAACTCACTAGGCAGTATACGAACATATAACTTAGTAATCTCATACCCAGCTTTATATTGTATAGCCCCGCTATTCTTATCACTGTTTTCTATGCCTGCCCAGTTAAACCAGTCAGTGTCAAACATAGCTTTCTTCTTCTCCCTGTCATACTTATCAGGGTTAATACTAGGTACATAGTAATTATAACTACCTATATTAGAAGCTATGCTAACAGTGCTAGGAGACTCAAAGGCAGGACGGATATTAGCAGTAATAGTATCAGTCAGTGAGTTAATATAGTCTTTAGCTGCTATCTTAGACATGAATTTAGTAGTGCCTGCAAACTCACCTTCTGTAGATAGCTTAGTAATATCTACTCTGCCGTCATAGAAACTATTATATAAGTCCCAGCGCTCTATTTTATTACCTGCCCACAGAAGCTGTTTAAGGTTAGCACCGTTATCAGTATCATTAGATAAATCAGTGTCTATAGTTTCGTAAGCTTCGGTATGCCAATCTGCTTCTAATAAAGCTTCATTGTATTTAAACCCGTCACGAAACAATAACATTAGTTCCTGTGTCCAACCACCTTTTAGTGCCTGCTGCTCAATAGTAGTTTCTAGTTGTAAAGCGGCATCAATATGTTCAGGTGCAGACACTACACCAAATAAGGGTTCCCCTGTAAGGAAAACAGAACTTTGATATTCAGTAGCTGCTTCTACTTGAGGCATAATAACAGGTACAGTAATATTACGCTTCTTAGTAACATCACCTAACCTGTTAGCTCTAGTCGCTTTAGCGTTTTCTTCAGTAGTATCTACTTCTCGCTGGTAATGCCTGTCAATCTCCTCTAAATTAGAGCGATAACTTTCTCTAGTAATATTGTTCATATTCTGTAGAGACTGGTAGTATGCTATAAGTTTCTTCTGAGAAGCCTTACTTAAAGGTACAACCTTATTCATGGACATAATTTAGTTCCTTAAAACTCAGTGTTGTCTTCTAATACTTCTGCTTCATAGTAATCTTCGCCCTCTATTACATCACCAGAAGTAAGAAATTGTTTATATTCTTGCATAACTCTTGGAGCATAAGTTAGTAAGTCCAGTATGTTATCTTTATTATCTTTAACTAACGGGTTGAACTCACTAATCTCTTTGTGCACTAATAACCTAGTACTATGGTCTACAAATAACTCCCCAGCAGCGTAAGCCTGTAGCATCTTAAGTATACGCTGGGTCTTAGCTTTAACTCCTGAATAGATATCAACACAGTATATACCTTGTATATTACGCTGCCTAGTTATGAACTTAAACCAATATAGTATAGAGAACTGGTAAGCATTAGATTCAACTGCTATCAGAGCGCATCTATTTCTTAGTGCCATCTCTAACGCTACTCTTATCATGTCTCCAGGTGAGAACCTATCAGCACGTACTTCCATTAATACTGGTTTAGTGTCATATATCTCAAAGTAACCTATAGCTACTTCATCACTATCTTTCTTATCGTTAGCAGGGTCAATAATAATAAAGTTACCTGCACTAATATCACCTTCTTCATAAGGTAACTCTGGTAACTCAGCTAGATTAATATACTTACTAGCATTAGCATTCTCATCATTAAGTACTTCAGATAAAAATACTTCCGGCCTGCCCATAGATAAGTCATTTTCATACTCAGCTATTAATTGTTCTCTTGGCTGTAACTCTTCCCATAAGCTAGTACCATCTGATAATAAACCGCCTACTATGAACTTAAGCCATTTAGGGTTGTGTTTAAGCTTACGTAGTATACTGTGTTTAGTAGGGTACATGTTAGCTACAAATAAGAACATGCAACCAAAAGGTGACTTAGCTTTCATTGCAGTGCCTACAAACCACTGCTCTAAGCTATTACTTTGTGTTTCTGAATCAGCGCATTCCCTAGACTGTACGTCATCAAATAACATTACATCAGGGCGCTCATTCTTTAAGTTAATACCACGTACATTACCTTCCGCACCTAAGCCTGCTATTATTATAGTTCTGCCACGGAAACCAAACTTCTTAAGTCCTTGGGTGTCTTTCTCAACACCTACTCTCCAATCACCGAATACCTGTACTATATTATCTTCTTCCAGCATATCCATAACATCGGCAATGATAGCTTCTGCTAATTTAGCTGTGGCAGCTAGTACTAATATAAACTTCTTATTAGTGAACAGTATGCAATATACTAGGAACAGCTTCATTAATGTAGACTTAGCAAAGCCCCTAGGTAAACCTAATGCTAATTGCGGGAATACTCTATCCTTCTCAGCCCACTCAACTAACCATTGCCATGCACTAACAAAGTGAGTAGGCCACATGAACTTAAATACTAAGGGCATACATAAGGCAGCTAGGAAGTTCAAATCGGCCTTAGCAGCTTCTTGTAACTCTTTAGCACTAGCACCTACTGACTCTATTTTATTATAATCAGCTTCTGTAGTTACCTGTGACTTAACATCTTTAGCTATATCCTTATTAGCTTCGTATTGTTCACCTAGCTTATCCATCAAAGCAGGGGTTGACTTATTCATTAATAATCCTTATCTACATTAGGTAACTGCCGCTCAGTTGCTATCTCACTATCATATAACTTATTAACTAAGTCAGTTAGTAGTTTGTTGGCGCGGCGTTTATCCTTAATAGTAGGTTTATGAGTCTTATGTAGAGTCTTCAATTCACCCTTATGTAATTTAATCTTCTCCGCCAGAGTTATCTTCTCGTTGCGTAATAACATTATTTGACCCCTCTAAACTCTTCTGTAACTTATCTGCTGAGATTGTCTCTAACTCTCTATCTCCAACCTGAACTACTTGGTTATTGATATTTGTCACAAAAGTTTGTTTTACTATTTGAGGTATATTAATCTGTACTATATCACCAGTATCAGTAATATTATTAGTACTTGCACTACCTCTACGCTTAGCTTCATTAAATATCTTAAGAGCTTTTAATAACATTTCTGGCTTAACTATCATGCCTGACTTAATGGCACGTCTTAGCTTCTGCAATGTTATGTCTTCTAACTCATCATAGATATTATCTCGCATTGAATGTTTCTGCAAGTTAATAAAGCGGCGTTTCTGTACTTCTAAAGCAAAGTTTTCATCAGCTAATAACTGAGTTATACGGGCTGGAGTTACGCCAATCGCGGAGGCAACTAACTCATTAGCTATACCATTACCTAATAACTCTAATGCTTTTTCCTCAGTAGTACTTGTTACTCCCTGCCTACCACTGTTATTTGAGGTGTAGTTATTAGTATTGAGTGATTCAGTGCTGCTATCTTCCGCGTCCACCCCAAGAGAGGCTAATAGTTCTTCTGCGCTACCCATTGTGCTTAGTCCGTCTGATGCTTAACTTATGTATATAAGTATATAGTACTAGTTGTAAATAGAGGTAAGAGCCATCGGTAAACTAGAAAAAATTTAGGAAATTATTAGGGGTTACTTAGGAAAGCCATCTCGCTGGAACTAAAAAAGGTCTCACTCCCCCCTGTTAGTTAGTGGTTACTATCATTATAAGCTAGATTACTAGTAGCATGTAGTTATTAGTAGTGGCTATTATTAGTAGTTGCTAAGGTGTTATTTTGGGAAGGTGATTGCTACCTGGTAGCTGGTGGTGATACCTATACCTATACCTACACACCCCATTAACTATCTTCTTAACAACACACACCCATACCTACACACATATATACACATATCTACTGGGTACTATTTTTTGCAACATCCCTGACCATATGGTTAGTGCGCTTATAATTAGCTAGTAATAACTACCAGTGAATACTTATGAATACTTATGCAAGTGAATACTTATGCAAGT